AATTTTGGTACAACTCAGTATCATGCAGTTATGGCCGGTTTCGATGGCGAGGCATTTGTGCGGCAGCTTGTGCTGGATGCTCCCGGGGATATTCCACTACGTCTACAAACCTTGGAAGCTGATTACCTTGACCTGACGCACAGCAACGGTACGGATATTTATGCAGGCATTCAGTTCGACGATTATGGTCGCCCCCTGAATTACCACTTCTGGCAAACCCACCCAAGCTATCAGGCATTCCGCTTAGGTACTGGTTTACGCAAGGTAATTGTACCAGCAAATGAAGTTGCGCACTACTTTCGTAAGGAAAGCCCATCACAGATTCGCGGCACTCCCTTACTTGCGCCTGTGATGGATGCCTTGTATGAAATGGACGACTTCATTGACGCCACTGTTGGCAGACAAATTGCGGCGCAGGCACTGGCATTCGTGATTAAAAAGGCTAGTGTTGGTCAACTTCCTACCTTGGGTAGTATTGACGCAGTAGACACCCCAATCGGGTTTAACGGTCAGCGGGGTTTTAAACCTGTGCAGCGCATTGACCCAAAAACTGTCACATACTTGAATCCAGATGAGCAAATTGAAGCCCTGGAAACTCCTGACGTTGGTGACAGCTTCAGTAAGTTGCTTGTAGCCCAATTACGAAGTATTGCAGCAGCCTGTGACATCACTTACGAAGAGCTAACTGGCGATATGACTGGCGTGAACTACAGCAGCGCACGAGTTGCGATAATCACCATTCGCCGCGTAACTGAGCAGAATCAGCAACTATTGCTAATTCCTTCAGTCATCCACCCGATTGCTATGCGCTTCAGGGAGTTCGCTGGACTTCGCAAGCAGAAATTCGCCAAAGAAATTCCACGGTATGAAATTCCGGCTACGGCTGAGATTGACCCGCTGAAAGCAGTTAAAGCCCAAACTGAAAAACTTCGCGCTGGGCTTACAACGCTTGAGCGGGAGCTGTCTGCTGATAATTTGGACTTTGACACTGTAGTTGCTCAGATCGCCAAGGAGCAGAATTTAAATATTGTACTTAGCAGCAACCCCAGTAAGGACAAAGCTCAGGCGGTAGAGACTGATGTACCACCTTCGGCTACTGATGAAGCGGATGCCTAGCCTTTTGCTTGCCCTAGCTTCCTATGCTATGCTTGACACACTACTAAATGGACAGAACCAATGTTTGACAATATCCTAGCTAAACTGCAAGAACCACTACTGATTGAGCCAGCCAAACTGTCTGTATTAGTTGACATAGTTATGCAGCGTAAAGGTATTGAATTACTGGGGGCGCTGCCAGCTCAAGGCGAATATGGTGTACCCTTCGGCAAGCTGTCACAAGATGCAATTAAGCTGGCAGGTTTCACCCCGGCTCAAGAAAACCTGTATTGGAAAGTACCGCTTAATGTTACTTTTCCGGCTGGCAGCGCGAATGCGGTTATAGTCCCGATTATGGGTACACTGGTAGCACGCAGCTCAGGTTTCGGTGGTAGTGGAGCAACGAGCTATTCAGCTATCAAAAGCACCCTGCAAACCAGCATCGCAGAGGGCTTCACAAACATCTTGCTGCACTTCGGTACTCCCGGCGGTGACGCGCAACTTGTATGGGAACTGGCAGATTACATTTACGGTTTGCAGCAAAGTGGCATTGCACGTATCGGTAGTTACACTGACACTTCAGCAACCTCCGCAGGTCAATTACTCCAGGCCGCCACCAGTATGCGTATGGCGCATGAAACCGCTACGCTTGGCAGCATCGGCGCAGTAATGTACCTGCTGAACACCACGAAGGCCGACGAGCAAGACGGTTACACCTACGACGTGTACAAAACTGGCTTGTGGAAAGACCTCGGCAATCCCCACCGCCTCGCAACTGAAGCTGAGCAAGCTCGCCTACAGACACTTGTGGACAGCCTCGGAACTCAGTTCTTTGCACGTATGGAAACTTACACAGGTAAGCCTGCTGAGCACTTCAAAAAGATGGAAGCAGGCTTGTATCGCGGGGCTGAAGTCATCGACCTTGGCCTTGCAACCGAATTAGGAAATTTTGAAATGGCAGTTGACTGGTTGCTTACAACTGGTTCTGCAAAACCCGCCGCGAAAAGCGGTAACAACTCAGGAGCTACGAAGATGACCGAACAAGTTGTCAATACGCCAGCACTGGATGCAACCGCCATTGCTGCGCAAGCAGAGACTGCCCTTCTGGGCAAAGTGGCAGCAATCCAGACGGCTGGTATTACTTATGGGATGACTCAGGAATTTATTTCCGAAGTCATTCAACAAAACCTTACCGTGGGTATGGCTGAACAGATGTTCAAGGCTGTTGCAAGCCAAAAGTCTCAGGCAACCGCAATTATTCAAGTGGCTTCGGCAACCCCAACTGCCCCAGTAGTTGAACCGATCAAACCTACCACCTTGGCTGAACGCCTTGCCAGCATCGGCATGACCGCAGCCTCTTCAAAAGGAGCTAACTAATGGCAAGTTTTACAACCCCTGCCTATGTCGATGTGCAGATTGGCAATTACCCAGTTCATGCAATCGCTTGTACGGCTAAGGCTGCAACTGCAATCGCGCAATATGAAGTTTTGCAGTACACGGCAAGTGCTGACACTGTTGAACCCTTGACTACTGGCGTAGCTATCGGTATTGCAATGCACGCAGTTGGTGCTGCCGACGCTGATAAAAACACACAGGTGTGGGTAAGCGGTGAATTCAACCACGAAGCTCTGGTATGGCCAGCAGCACTCCCCACCCTGATCAAGCGTCGTAAGGCGTTTGCAGGCACTCCACTCATGATCTCCAAGGCGGTGTAATTATGGCATTTGATCTGACTATGAGCAGCCATGTAGAGATCATGACTGTAATCGACGATACTCGAACTTTTGAACCGTTCCTGCTGAAGTTCTTCACCGAACAGCATCTGAGCGACACGCAAAAGATTATCTGGGAACGCATTCCTGCAAATAAGCGCCTTGCCCCCTTCGTACTTCCAGGCCGTCAGGGTGTGGCAAGTAAGCGTACTGGCAGCAAGACGGAATACTTTGAACCTGCGTACATGAAGCCCAAGGACACTGTAAACTTCAATCAGACTTTGCAGCGTCGTGTTGGTGAACGTATCGGTGGTGAACTGACTCCGCAACAGCGTTATGATGCAATCCTGTCTCAGATGGCACGTGATTATGACATTCGCTGGATGCGCACGATGGAGCAAATGGCAGGCCAACTGTTCAACACTGGTAAGATCGTTGTCAGCGGCGAAGGCTATCCAACGCAAACCATAGACTTTGAACGCGATGCTGCTCTTGGGGCTGCGGCTACTACTCTGTGGTCTGCTGGCGGTGCTACCCCTGTGGCTGACTTGCAGAAGTGGATTATGTCCACCACTCGCCCAGTCCGCGACATTTTGATCGGTATGGATGCATTTGCCAAGTTGCAAGCTGACCCACTGTACGACAAATGGGTGGATAAGGGCATTGCAGGTGAAGCTACTGTTATGGCGCGGGGTTTGGTTGACAGCAACCGCTTCACGCAGGAAAACGACTATCTGTATTGGGGTGCGGTTGCAGGTGCAGGTGTTCGCCTCTGGACTTACATGGGTACTTACACTGACGACAATGGGGTTGAACAGCCTTACGTTCCAGCCAATAAAGTCATCGGTATCCCTTCCGGCAACTTCGGCGTTCGCTGCTTCGCGGCAATCCAAGATGCTGACGCCAGTTTCCTCCCTTTGCCACAGTTCTTCAAGAACTGGGTTGAAAAAGACCCGGGAACACCTTACCTGATGATGCAGTCCGCACCTTTGCTGGTTCATACTGAAATCAACAGCACCTTCTCGCATCAGGTGTTGTAATCATGTTTGAGGCCACCTTCGCAGTAACCAAGCCTGTTTTTGAGTCTCTGGACAGTAAGGTTCTGCGTAGGCTGGCCTCCTCTTCCTTAAACAAAACCCTACCGAGTTTGCAGCGTGACTTAGGCAAGCAGATTCGGAAAACTTATGCATACCAAGGGCAATTTGTGCAGGACTTCAGGCAACTGAAAAGTACTGCGGAAACCCTCAATGCACAGCTTGTAGTGGATTACCGACCAATTGGCCTGCATCAATACCCTGTGCGGTACGCTGGGGTCGGCAATCCAGTACAAGTTAAAGTCCTGAAAGCTCGGGGCTGGTCAGAAGTTCAAGGCCGCCAAGGATTCGGGGCATGGAAAATGAAGCGCGATAGCAGGTTGTATATGCGTCGTCAGCATGCTACTTGGGCAGGTCGTGGGGTTCGCGCACCGTATAAGCCCCTGTATGCCCCCGCCGTGGCACAAATGGTGAATAACCCAGCGGTTTATGAAAAACCTCTTACTTGGGGCTGGTTTAACGTCAGGGAATATATTGGAAGGAATTACAATGCTTGAAGCGGCTGAAGACCTCACAATGCTATTTGACACTCTTGGTGACGAGGCAGTCTTCGACAGTTTCACTCTGAAGGTAATCCCCGGTCAGATGACTACAACAGTGCCTGACTACAACAGTCGTCCAGAGCAGAGCCGAGTAGCTTTGTGGCTGTGTGCGACAACGCAAAGTCTACTTGATGTTGGCCTTCTGACTGAGGAAAATAGGTTTGACGACACAGCAGACGGAGTATTCACCATGAACGGCTTGACGGCTGAAGTCTTAGCAGTAACACCTGACCCGACCGGATTCAGCCTAATGGGGTGCAGCTATGTTTAGTCTGGACGTAATAAAAACGCGTCTTGAATCCCAGCTTGCTGCCAGCCACTTCCCCGACGCGGTAGTTCAGATTGCGGCGACTCGTGAGCCTGACATGCCACGAACAGACAAACCCTACCTACGGATATTCTACGGCGACAGTCGCGGGTTGCGTATGGAGGAACTTACTTCGGCTGCCAGCGGTTTCACCAGTTCACCCGAATTTCGTATTTTAGCCTTGGAAATTCGTTTGCAGACTTCGGTGGAAGACTTCCCAGCACTCTTCAACCTTGTAGACCTGGCGATTCGCAAGTGGCATCCATTCCCAGACCTCGATATTACCTCAGAATATGATGCTGGTTTCCTCTTTGAGTTAGGGCAGCCACTGGCAATACAAAATCGTGTTTTAACCTACATGCTGACTTACAATTTGGTGAGTTATTTTTAATTACGTAAGTTAAGCTAGGACTTAATTTACTTAACTTGGAGCTGAATTATGGCAACTAAATTCCCAGTGAAGAATACCACATTCTTTGCAAAAGAGCAGACGGCTTATGGCACGATTGCAACACTGGCTGCGACAGATGCACTGGCTATGACTGAAAACAGCTATGGGCTGAATGTAGAGCAGGATGTGCTGGAGTGGATTGGTAGTAATACTGAACGCGAGATCGCAGTAAGCATTACTGATACCATCGGTACTATGACAGTAGGTTTTCCTCTATATACCGCAGCTAAAGGTGTAGCACCAGCATTCGACAGTATGATGGGTGCAGCTAATGCTACTAAAGTCATAGTTGCGACTACCTCTGTCGAGTACAATAACAGTGCGCTGCTTGACAAGTGGCTGACAGCAGCATTCAACTATAAGGCTGCTGAGGTGGCTACTGAAAAACGCTATGCCCTGAAAGACGCTAAGACTCTGGTCGATTTGGCCTTTAGTTTGAAGCAGCGCTTGATGGCAACCTTTAACATTACAGGTACTCCGGTAGCTCCAGCCCAGACTGCTGTTCTTGTAGCTAACTACGGCACACAAAAAGCAAACCTGTTACCAACAGTTTTGATGGGCAACTTGCCTACTTGCACACTGGACGGAGAGACTTTCTGCATTACAGAGTTCACTGCAAGTAACTTCTTCGGTGTGAAACTAGACCGCACCAAGTTGATCTGCGAAGAGGGCTGGTTACAAAGTATTGAGCGCCCAGAAGTGAGTATTACTTTGGTAGCTCAGGAAGCTGGTGTAGCTCTTGTACCGGAAACAGTCCTGCAAACCACCACAGCCCACGCATTCATTTGTGAGTTGGGTACTGTAGCTGGCAAGATTGCACGTATTGAATTGCCTAGCCTGAAATGCACAAACCTCAGCTACGGGGACTTGGACGGCCTGCGCACACAAACACTGACTTTTACCAACGATGGGGCTGCGAAGCTCATTCTTAAATAATCAGGCGTAAGCCTAGGAGACTCAAAATGGCAAACATGATTAAGTTCTGTGAACCAACGATGAACGTAGTACTGAAGGCCGAGGAGGGTGGGGAAACTGCAACCCTGAAAGCAGTCCTCAACCGAATCGGTCGTAAGGAAGCTAAGGATATTCTGGATAGCAATCCCAGCTTTGACACCGCTGTGGCTGACTTCTTTTCACGGGTTGTAGAATACTCAGAAGTTCCTTACGGTGACGGCATAGTAGGCAATTGGAAGGTTACTGATCAAGACTCAGCATTTGCAGACCTGACCCGTAATTTACTCGATAGCCAAGTCTGGTGTCGTGCAGCGTTTGAAGCCTACGTTCGTGCCTTGCATGGGTTGCCAGACCTTGACAAAGAAGCCGATCTGGGAAACTAGAGGCTTTCGGAAAGTGGTTGGCTGCAATACACCTCAGCCAGCCTAAACCGGAAGCTAGAGAAACTGAAGAGGGTGTAGAGCATTTCAAAGGTATGGGGGTGTTTGAGGAAGACCCAATACTGGAAACACCTGTGGCAAACACCTTCAATCTGTTCAAGCACTTAAAACCAGTTCACGACTTGTATAAACTTACCAGTCTGTACCCAGACTCAGGCATGAGTGGGGGAAGTCTCAATGGGGCTTTTGTGCTACAGGTTATCAAAGACTGGAAACTTGAAAACGCAGATTCCTCGACTGAGCTTAGTAATTTGACTCTGCTCGAGTACGTGGGTACACTGTTTAATGTGGTTGTGAGTGGTATTGCAGCCAGTCCACAAAAAGCCCGATAGCCCCAGAGAATTAAAGAATGAGTAAACAACATCAAGTAGTTATCAAATTCACTGGTAATACCACACAAGCCGAAGCCGCAATGCGGAAGCTGAAAACTGAGATGGCAGCCGTTGGTGCGGAAGTCACAAAAGTTGACAATACGGTTAAGAAGGCTGCACAGGGTTTCATCAATGTCAGCCAAGTTACGATCAAATCCACAGCAAGTCTGAATGACCTCAAGCACGCAATTCGCGGTGCGAGCACTGGTATTATTGATGCAGGCGCAACGCTTGACCAGTATAAGATTAAGACCACGGATTTACGCACACGGACTCTAAGTGCTGCAGAAGCTGCCCGCAAAGCCGCTGTTGAACAAGCACGCTACAATAAGCTGATGAATCAAGGGGCTATTGACGCCCAACGGTTGGCAGCCGCCACGTCCAGAGCTGCAACTGCGGCAAGTGCTACAGCCAATGCAAATGCCCTCGCCGCAATTCGACAAGGTAATGCCAGCACGGTTGGTGTGGGTACAACTGCCAGAGCCAATGCCACGGTTGCTAATGCTGGTTTGTCTACACAAGCTGCGGCACTTCGCCTTCAAAGCCAACAAGCTGCCGCAGCCGCCGCAAGTTCAGCACAGTTACAACGCCAACAGGATATGCAGGCTGCAAGTGCTGCAAGAGCCGCACAACATGCCTCAGCTTTAGCAATCGCCCAAGCCCGACAACAAGCCGCAGCAGACCGTGCTGCACTCGCTGCCCAACGCCTAGCGGATGCAAATAATCGTGCAGGCCGCAGTTCACAAGATGCTGGCAGTATGCACGGACTCAGTGCTAAGCATGTGCTTATGTACTCTGCGGCATACATGGCTGCCTCTGCTGCAATCATGGGTTTCCTTGCCGCCGTAGCCAGTGTACCGCAGCTTGGTATGAAGTTACAGGCAACTGAGTCAGGCTTGCTGGGTGTTTACAAAAATCAGGCATTGGTGAATGAACAACTGGGATTCCTAAGTCGCCTTGCTGATGAAGCTGGTGTCAAGGTCACAACCCTGCGTGATGCCTACACCAAGTTTACGGCCTCGGCTATTAAAGCTGGTGCGACTGTTGAAGATGCCCAAAAGCAGTTTGAGAATTACACCAAGACCGCACGCGCCTTGAATCTGAATGATCAGGACTTCCAAGGGATGCTGACAGCAATTCAGCAAATCTTGTCAAAAGGTCGGATTATGTCTGAGGAGTTGCAGGGACAACTTGGTGAGCATATTCCAGCAGCCGTAGCAATTATGGCAAAGAGCATCAAGAGTGCTGACGGCACGATTGGTGTTACTACGATGGAACTGCGGAAGATGATGGAGCAAGGGCAGCTCACATCACTTGAGATGCAACGATTTTCCGATATTCTGTTTAATGAGTTCAGCCAAGGCTATACGGCTTCAATTAATAACCTCAGTGCGCAAACTGCAAGGTTTAGCAATGCTTGGGATGAAGTAGCAGTTACCGTGTTTAAGGCTACTGAAAGCATTATGGCGGGTGTGGTCGAACTAAGTACGGTGGCATTGCACCAGCTTAATGAAGCCCTGCAAACTACAAGTGACCACATCACAGCTCTGGATGGCAGGCATATTCGATTCAGTGTAGAGCCTAAAGTAATCGAAGATTTGGGCTTCATTGAACGCTCCCTGACAAATATTGAGGGCTTGCTGGATAAGTCGGCTTCCGGTTGGGCTTCAGCCTTTTCAAAGTGGGGGTCGTCTTTCGATAAGCTGAAAGCCTCTATGGATTTCGGGGTGGGTGAAGCCCTGCTTGGCAATACGGCTGACCAGTTCCGAGATTATGAGAAGGTTACGCAGAATGCGATTCAAGCAAATGCTGCCTTGAGTGAAGGTTTCAAGGTTCTGCAGAAGGGGACTGAGAAGCAAGCTATCACCCTCAAGGATGAACTGGCAGTTGCGCTTCGCAATTATAATCAGCAAGCTGCGGAAATGCTGCGCCAGATGGAAGCGCAGGAAGCGGTTATTGCCAATCTGAATAAATCAGGTCAAAGCTCAACTGGTGAAACTGCACGCCTAGCTGAAAGCAAGAAGTCCTACGAAGAGTTGATGGGGGTCATCACCAATTACGCTGACTTGTTCATAAGGACGAATCAGAAGATTGGCAATGCACGCAACGAAGCTAAGGCGGTGCTGAATGCGGAAGCTAAAGTTGCAGCCGATGGTGTACGTGCTGCGGAAGCTGAGGCTGCGGCTGACAAAGCGGCTAAGGAAGCTAAGAAAGCCAGTCGTAAAGAAGCTGAAATAAAGGTGGAGATTGACCGTAAACATGCAGATGCGCTGCGTAAGTCAGTAGAGGCTCAGCTTGCAGCAAACCTTGCACTGAAGGGTGGCAGCGCCGCCGTAGAATATTACAAACTTCGCCTTGAAGGGCTTACTGCGGCAGAGGCAAAAGCAGCTGTCGGGAAGCAGGCTCAGGTTAAAGCTGAAGAGGAACTCAAGAAACTTCGCGGGGAGCAAACCACCAGTAGCGAGAATATCCTTGAGAAGTATAAACTGGAGTTGGAAAACTCAGGCGTATTGTTCACGGATAACTTCACTGAAGCCGAGAGCGCGGCTCAACGGGCAATCGGGTATGCCGAAACTTTTGAAGCCAAACTGAAAGCCGCCGGGGATGCATTTAAGAATGTAACCAGTGAAGTTACCAAATACTCCCCAAGCAGCAGTGGCTACAAAGGCTCTTACAAACTTACTGCCCCAGATACCACAATTAACAAGACTGTGGCAGCTACCGCCAAGCGTTATGGTGTTGACCCAGCTTTTGCTATGGCGATTGCCCAGCAGGAAACTGGCTACCTCAAAACCACAAATCGCCGGGAGAATGCCGTAAGCCCCGCTGGTGCACTAGGGGTTATGCAGGTTATGCCGAGTACTGGCGCTCAGATGGGCTATGGCACTAAAGACCTGACAAATCTTACTACCAATATCGAAGCCGGGGTCAAGTACCTTGCTCAGATGCTGAAGCAATTCAATGGTAGTGAAACACTTGCCGCAGCAGCTTATAACGCTGGGCCGAATCGTAAGGCGCTCAGAGAAGGCCGTGTCCCCAACATCAAGGAAACTCAGGGGTATGTGAAAGCCGTTGCTCAGTACACTGCGGATTTCCGTGGTCAGTCAGACAAGGCATCTGCTTCATGGGATGAAGTTACAGAAGCAGTTGGTGAAACTACAAGGAAGGCTAAAGATACGGTAACAGTAACTGGGGAATACAGCGGCAAGTTAGCTGAGGCAAATCTTTCACAAGAGGAGCTTTGGCAGCAATTAAGTAGCCAAAAGTTGCAAAATGCTGCTAATGACCTCAGTGTAGAGGCCGACAAGCAGCGCAGAAGTTATGAGCTTTCAGGTTTAGCACTTCGGGAACAGGAACTTACAGCTCAGGGGATTACAGGACAACTGCAAGCACAAGTAATAGCCTCTGAGCAGAAGCGGGACTTAGCACAAGTTGAGAACGATCTTCATAAGCAGCAAGAAGTGATTAGCAACCCGGGGATTGCTGGGGACTTCCAACGCGGCCTGTCAGATACCACACTCAGCAAAAGTCAGATCGAGTCGCTGACGGGCAAGAAACTCCAAATTGAATTCAGCAAAAACATGAAGGAGCTTGATGGCAGAGCTGAACAAGCTACAATGACAGCTGAGGCTTATAAACGGCTAACACTGGCTCGTGATGGATTTACACAATCTCAGATTAGCGGGCAAATGGCTTGGCAGCAGGAAGTCTTGAAGCTGGAGGATGCCGCAGAAGCTAACAGTCGAATTGCCCAGTCCTTTGAATCGGATTTAACAGAAGCGCTGAAAAGTGGGGAATTAAACTTCCAAAGTTTCGCAGACACAGTAAT